CACAAGAAGGTGGCAGTCATTATAAAGACATGCTGATACAGCCAGTTGAGTTTATTGTTAAGAACGACCTAGCGTTTTTAGAAGCTAATGTGATTAAGTATGTTTGCAGACATAGACAAAAGAACGGCATTGAGGATTTAAACAAGGCAATTCATTATTTGGAATTAGCAAAGGAATTGTATTATGGCGATTAACGATATTACTGGTGATAATTTAATCAGCAGAAAGCTGAGCAAAGAAGGTGAAGATAACTTTGATAGGATATTTGGTAAGAAGAAAACTAACGGAGGATGGAAGCCACCTTCGATTGATGATGCTTACGAGCAAGAGGAAAAGCTAGAAAGAACTAATAGAGAGTTAGAATAGTGTAACCCATAGTTTACAAAAATACCTAAATGTAAACTATGAGTTTACTTACAAACAAAAATACAAACTACTTGTTCATTACGTACATTGTTACTTCAAAGCCAAAACGCATTTCTGTAGCTGCTGGTTTAGTCCACATAATAATTTCCTTTGTATGTAATATTTCGCAAAATATTCAACACAACGATTTTTGCATTGAATGTGTAACATAGTATCAGAAAAATAGCTTTTCAGCATCAGTAAAACCATTAAAATACACTAGGATTATCATTAAACGCATTTTAAGTGGTGTATATCGATACTTTGCATTAATTTGATACCATCATATCAAGTGCATTAAAATAATCGTTAAAAACGCACATTATTTTGACCAAAAAAGTGCTTCTTCATCTTTTCTACGATTATCTAGTCCTCTTAGAACTTTTCCACCTGCTTTGTTGTATTTCCTAAGACTTTCCATAGCCGCAATTTTATCCCCACGCAAAAGCGCTTGACGGAGGGTTGAGCGCTGAAGTGTACCAAGACCAAGATTAAAGCTAAAACTAACCAAAGCATCAAATTCACCTTGTGAAAGTTTGATAGGTATAAATTTGGCAACCCCACGCTCAAATCTTTCGACATCTTTAGCCAGTATTCTGTCAACTTCTTCTTTGCTCCATGTTCGATTATCTTCAGGTTTTAGTGGATAGGCTTTACGTCTTTCCATGCCTTCAGGTGTAGATGGTATTCTAGCCTGTTCAGGATACATGACATGCCCAACACCAATAGTCCATAGTTTACCAGGACAGAGGTAAGGTTTATATCTTACACCTTCATGGTGTTTTAGCATATCTAAAAGTTTTTTACTTACTTTCACGCATTTTCTCCCATTGACGTGAGCCAAAATAGAAGCCAATAATACTTGAAACAATTGCCATCTCATCATCAGAGAATACGTTATTCATTGCAACTAAGAAGTCAACGCCTGAATAGATAGCCCATCCTAAACCAATCATGTCTGTTATGACAAGCAAGCCAACAAAAGTAAACGCAATGTAAGGGCGTACTCTAGCATTTAAGTCAACAGTTGACTGTGATGCCTTTTCCATGATTTTCATGTCATGTGCGTACAATGCTTCACGTTCTTGTGCATAGGTTTCAGCTAACACGCCTTCATACTCAATAGCAGCAATCTTCTCTTGTGATGCAAGACCTGCTTGAGCCATAGCAAGCTCACGTTCGTTTTGCAGTTTAGCCATTGCCATCTCATGCTTTTGGTCGCCCTTTTGTTGGAAGAAACCTAAGATAGATGGTAGTGCTGATGAACCAATACCTAATAAACCTGAAAGAATAGATAACATATTAATTTCCTAGTGGGTTGGTGGATGCACGTTGTAGTGCTTTCATTTGAGCTTTAAGCCCTTCAATGCCTGATTTAACTTCTTCTCTTACGCCACCTAAAGCAGCTTGTGTTTCTCTAGCATTACCGTTAGCAATCGCTTTAGCTTCCATCGCTTCACCTTTAGCAGTAGAAGCCTTTTCACTAACAGAAACAAGTTGATTAGAAGTAGAAACCATGCCGTCTTTAACATTGTTGACTGATGACTCTAGTCCAGCTAGTTGAGTCTTTAAACGATTAACCTCATTCTTTAATTCTGTATCGTCATAAGGTTTAGCTTCTTCAATCGCCTCAGTCGCAGCTATAACACGGTTGTAAGTCGTTATGCCTACGTAGATTGCCCCAAAGCCTGTCGTTACGACTCCGAAAAGAATCGCCCACATCGTTGTCGGTGAGAAGTTGAAGTAAGAAATCGGTGTTTCCTCTGAACTCATTAGTTAGCTCCTGTGTGTAGTCTAGGTTTAGTTGTAATTGTTGTTGTTGAAAGTCCATTGGTTTGTTAAGCAACTCTAAAGACATAACAAGCCCAAAGCCAGGTACTAAGTCCTTGCCTTTAGGAACATCTATTTTAGTGTTTGTTTTAGTTTCGCTTGATTCAGAAGCAGTCGGTGACGATGGTGTACTTTCGCTTGTAGATGGTTTTGCTTCCACCTTTGGTGTTTCTACTGTCATCTCTACAGGTGCAACTTGTGGTGTTTCCACTGTTGGAGTAACAGGCACATTCATCGGGTTGACTGGACTGATTGGACTTACAGGACTGCTCACATTCATTGGATTGCTGGTTGTCATCTGACAACTGTTTTGTATTTCTACCCACGCTCCAAAAATAGGTTGACCGTATGGGTCTGGACATTGCGATGACCTTTGCTCAGTAATTGAACCTGTGTAACCTTCATTACACGCTACTTGTTTTTCTTCAATGCTTGTTTGACAGCTTGGAGGGTCTGGCGAGCAATTGTTAGAAGTTGTAACCCAATCTGTCCATTGATTGTTACTGCACGTTTTAGTACGAGTTTGATTGATTGCACCACTATAATTAGGTTCGCAAGCAAGGCTTTGAAATTCAACAATGTCTTGACAAGGCGGTTCAGGAGGTTGACCACACTCAGGGATAAACGGAAATAGCTGGCACGCAAGCTGTTGACAACTTTCCATAGTAGTGCCGTTAGCCACGCCAAGGCTTGAGTAAACAGGGACACCATTTTGCCACTCAGTTGCATAACAGTACGCATAAGCATTACTCCTTATCAATAATAGGGCTAGTAAACACAAAACCTTTACCGTATAACTTCTCATACCAGTCTGGATGTAATTCAAACCATGCTCTCCTTGCTGCATTACCAATAGAACCACCTATAGGGCATGGACTACCACTCATTTCCATTGCTTCCCAAACTGCATGGTCAGCAGTACAAGCTAAAGATTCAGCAGCTACTTTTAAACCACCGTCATGTAAGAACTTAGCCCACTTTAATTTTACGCAGTTAGTATCAGTAACCATAGTGCCACCAGCAACAGAAAATACACCACCGTTGACTGCACCAGAGATACCAATACCGCAAACATCTTGAGAGAAAGCTGACATCGAAGGAGCCATGGCACTTGGTACCGGTTGTCCTTTGTAATTAATCGTTGTTTCGTTCGCATAAGCGTATTGAAAGAGAAAAGAATAAATAATAATGTTAATAAATAATAACCACCAAACTAGCTTAGTCCCTTGCATCAAAATCCTCCATATCAACAATACCAATCATATCTTCATCAGCAGGGTTACATTCACCACATACACCTAAATCAGGTTCTGCATCATCGTAGTTATAAGGAGTGCCGCAACACTCACAAACGCCAACTCTTATCATATTCATACCTGTAAAAAAAGCCCCGAAGGGCTTATGTTATTTATAACGTTCTTTGAGATACTTCAATGTAAGAGGTAGCTCGTCAAATCTTCCGTCACGGACATCATAAAGCATATAAGCACCACGGAAATGATTATTGCCTTGTGCGCCCAAATAGTCCTCATTATGTTCATAGCAACTTCCACATATAATAGCTGTCATCTCAGAGCCATCAGCACGCATACCATAAGCAATCTGTCTGCCTTGTTGGTGACCTGCAAAACAACTCATGTGTTTTTTAGATAGTAAAGCAGCAGCAGAACCTATAGGTCTGCCCATAGCGCCTGAAGTAAAGTAATGACTATAAGCAACACCATCAATAGTGATAACTTCTAAAAAAGGGATAACTTCCCAGTCTTGGTAAGGTAAGTCATCAACAGAGATAAGACCATCTAGCTTCCTATCCTCGTTAATAGCACGATTGATTCTGTCCTCATGGTTACCTAATGTAAGCACCATGCGAGGCTTGTATTGTTTATGTTTGAACTTCTTAGCGGACTTATTAAACTCGTATATAGGTACTAAAAGCGCATCCATAGCCTCACGTGCAGCTTGAATATCCTTTTGGTAGCTTCTACCTTCAAATGACTTTTTACCTACGTCATAAGAAGAAAGGGACTCCATGTCAGCGAAGTCCCCTATACAAATAATTACGTCAGGCTTTTTATCAACGATATACTTACCTATACAAGATAAGAATGTAAAGTCATTACCATCCTTAGCCTGTACGTCAGGCAAAACAAAATGTGTTCTAGTTGTCAACTTTAACTCCAGCTTGTTAGCTAAAATCCTATACTAACATATATTTAATCGTGCTTGTCAACCTTAGAATCTAGTCTATACCAAATCTTATCTAGCACAGCTTCAATCTTGTCTAGCCTGCTTTCAAGTTCTGTCTTTTTAACGTAGGTAGAAGGTAGGTCAACCTCAATGCGTTTTAAGTCATCTTTAAGTCTAGCGACTGCATCCCAAAGAGTACGACCTAACCATCCTAATAGAGCTAACAGACTTCCTACGATATAGTTAAATACATCCTGGTCCATTATTGCTCCTGTCCGACAACTGCTGGTGGAATTGCACCAAGTAACCCACTAGGGGCTGATGGTGTTGCTCTACCTGTTGAATATAACATTCTAGCTAACAATGCTTTAAATGCAGAGTTTCTATCAGCCATAAAAGCTAATGTACGACCTAAGTCTGGTGTAATGCTACCTAAACCTACAATGTCTTTATTTGCTTCCATTAACGCTCTACGCTCTGAAACATTAAGAGCATTTAATAAACGTGATTCTTCAGCATTTAAACCAGCAACCATAGGTTCAGCTTCAACAATACCTTCTTTAATGCCTCTAGCAATGCCTTTTTGAGCTTCTTTAGATGCAGAAGATATTTCACCATAGGCTTTACCACCAAGTGCTTTATAAGTGCCTTTTTTCATTTCTTGTGCAAGTTGAATTGGTATTTCTTCACCTTGAGCTAGTGGATGCGCTAAGAATTGGTCACGAACTGTTTGAATAGCATTTAAATCAGTATCAGGAGCTACTTGCATTAATGCTTTTCTTTCCATGTCATCTAAATAGCTAACAACAGTAC